CGCACGGGCGGGCTTTACGGATTTGGTGTTATTCACGGTGCAAGCATCATCACACGCGGGGAGGCGCTCGGCCATGACTTGTGGGTGGACGCCGATTTCCTCAGTGATGTGACTGCCGCAGGCAATGCAAAAAACACCGGACTCAAAGCCCGCTTCACTCACCCTGGGCTGAGTTCAGACGGGCTTGGCACGTACCTCGGCAAGGTTCACAACCTGCGCACCGAGGGCGACCGTGTTGTTGGTGACCTGCACTTTCAGGAGTCTGCAACCAAAACGCCAGACGGCAATCTTGCCGAATACGTCATGCAGTTGGCTGAGGACGCGCCGGAGGATTTCGGCATCAGCATTGTGTTTGATCACGACGCAGCAGCCAGCGAACTGCACAGGCTGGAGAACACACAGGGCGGCCGATTCGTGAGCCCGGACGAGGACAACAAAAACAACCACCCACACGCACGCCTGCAGCAACTGCGAGCGGCTGACGTTGTGGATTCACCGGCTGCTAATCCTGACGGGCTGTTTCATCGCGAACAGCAGGTTGCACAGGACGCAGAGCGGCTTTTCTCATTCGCCTTTGGTCTGTCGGACGAGCGGCCAACATTGCAGGCGTTGAGCGTAGACGGGGACCGCATCCGCGCGGCCGTGTCGCGTTTCTTGTCTCGTCACAACCTCAACCTGATTCAGGAGGGTGAACCAATGGCAGACGCCGTTGAACAGCCGGAAGTTCCGGCAACTCCGCAGGTCACTCGCGAGGACTTCGCGGCCGAATTGCAGCGGTACCTTACCGCATTCGGCCAGCAGGGTGGCGAGTGGTTTGCGGCTGGAAAGAGTTTTGAAGATTGCCAAGCCCTGCAGTTGGCCGCGTTGCGTGGGCAGGTGGAAAGCCTGACCGCAGAGCGTGACGAGCTTGCAGCGCGAATCGCAGCCGTCGACCTGGGGGAGGATGAGCCCGAACAGTTTGGCGACGACACAGGCGAGCAAAAGCGGCAGGCGCGTAACCTGTCGGAGGGATTCCAGGGCCGCATCCGTATCAATGGCGCGAGCCGCAACTGAGGAGTGTTGACCGATGGCTAACGATTTTTTGACCGTTGCGGATCTGGTTGCAGGCGCGTTTGATGTCGCGCAGACCAGCACGAGCGACCTGCTGCAGGATTCGCCCGTGGTGGCGAGAATGCCGCGAATCAGCCCCAGTGGCAGCAACACGGTCCACAAGTACCGCAAGATTACCGGCGCTCCCAGCGTTGGTTTCCGCAGCGAGAACGACGGACGCGAAAACGACCACAGTGAAGACACCGTGGTGACCGTCAATCTGAAGATTGCCGATTTCGGCTTTTCGGTTGACATCGCATCTGCTGAGGGCGACAGCCAGAGCACGCCAGAGCAGGTGATTGCCCGCGAGGGTGCACGGCATCTGGCCGCAATCCTGTTCAAGGCTGAGCAGCAAGTGTTCTATGGCACCGGCACTGGCGGCGACGCTGCCGGGTTCAGCGGCTTCCTCAACAGCGCCTACCTCGACGCGCTGGCTGACACGATGGTGATTGACGCAGGCGGCACAACCGCTGCCACGGCATCCAGCGTGTACGCCGTGAGGCTCGGCGTTGACGATGTGGCAATGATTACGCAGCCAGAAATCCAGATTGGCGAGACCACGATTCAGCGCGTTGCAGGCACAACGGGTTATTACCCGGCGTACTGGACGCCTGCCTCTGTTTGGCTCGGGCTGCAGATGGGCGGAGCTTACAGCATCGGCCGCATTGCAAACCTGACCGCAGACAGCGGTAAGGGCTTGACTGACGATCTGATTGCGGACCTGCTCAGCCAGTTCCCAGCAGGACGACAACCGACCGTGCTGTGCATGAATCGCCGCAGCCTGAAGCAGTTGCAGGTCTCCCGAACTGCAACCAATGCCACCGGCGCACCGGCACCATTCCCGCAGGAGTCGTTTGGCGTGCCGATCATCGTCACCGATGCGATTCTAAGCACTGAAGCACTCGAAACCTGATGAGGCCGGATTGTGTCACTCCTTGAGTCAGCAATCACTGCAGGATTAGCACTGACGCGGACGGCGGCGGGTGTACCCGTCACCGTTTCGCGCGGCGCAACCACGATCACAGTGAGCAACGCAATTCAGGGAACGACGCAGAAAGGCACGCTGGGTGAGAATACGGAGGCAACCGTGGATTTTGCTGATTGGCTGATCCCGGTTGCATCCTACACGTTGGGCACGCCTGCAGTTGGCGACATCATCGCGCGGACTGTCAACGGCGTTACCTACACGTACACAGTTGAGTCAATGGACTATGGGCAAAGCCCGTGGGACTGGAGCGACACCGCAAAAACTCAATACCGCATCAAGACCCGCAAGGACGGCGGCAGTGCGTTTGACGTGACCACGCCGAACGGGTTTGACGTGCGAGGCGAGGAAATGCGTTATGGCTGATGGACTCACAGTGGAGGGAATGGAGGAAATCCGCAAAAAGTTGGAGTCACTGAAAGACAAAGGCGGGCGGCGGATTCTGAAGGCCGCACTGCGGGCAGCAGTCAACGAAATCGGAAAGGAAATGCGGCGGCAGTTGCCTGCCAACGTCAAAGAAGGCCGCACCGCAATTCGGGGGCTAGTCAAGGGCACAAAACGAGTCACTGCCAAGGTGGGGGTACACGTTGGCAAGGGCAGAGCAAGGCAACAGAAGAACAACACGCCAACCAAGGGCGGCGTTGGTATCGGTGCACCAAACGTACATTGGTGGATCAGGGGGACAAAAGACAGGTACAGAGGCCAGAAGCGCAGGGCATCCGCTGGCGTTGCAAGGCCTGGCAAGTCACTACAGCCAACGGGGCGAATGCCTGGGTTTGCTGAAGGGCTTGCAATGCGGGCGGCAATTAAGGCAGCCCCGGCGGCGCAACGCTCGATGGCAATGCGTGCAAAAAAACAGTTTGACAAAGAAATCGCCAAGCAGTTGATAAGGAGCTGAGCAATGGCAAAAGTACAGGTAAAAGGGACGGTGATAAAGCAGGAAATCTCATCCGTGCTGACTGCCGTTGCACAGATCACAGAGTTTTCGCACAGCGGCGCGGAGTCGGAAACATTCGACGCCACGACCATTGACACCAGTGGTGCTGGCAAGGAATACAGCCAGACCGGATACAGCGAAGGCGGCAGCGTTGATTTCAGCATCTTCTACGACCCGGCACTCGCTGGACACCAAGCGTTGACGGATCTTGTCGCCACGCCAGCAGAATGCAATTTTGATATCACATTTGCAGACACAGGTGCGACCAATTGCACCTTTGTTGCCGCTGGTGTTGGGTTTGGGTTTACCGGAGCCATGAGCGACGGGCTGAAGGCAGATCTGAGCCTGAAACTTGACCAGTTGTTTAGCTACTCAACCTGAGGCTGACCAATGCAGATTCGGTTGATACGTGATGATCTCGGCGTTGCCGCCAGTGCTCCTGATTCTGACCAGATGACGGAGCAAGGCGGGCGGCGTTTCTGGCTGCGTGGCGCAATTATCGACGTGCCAGAACGGGCAGCGGTGTTGCTTGTCGGCAACGGCGATGCAGAGCCTGCAGACGATGAGGCAGAGCAAGCCTGTAAGGGCTGGAAAAACAATCGGCAGCAGGTGCTGCTGAGCCGTCAAATGCTGGCGGAAGGTATCGAGCCGGAGGACCGCGAGGGATACCGGCAGGCTCAACAAAATGATTCGGGGGAGTCATGGACAGAACAAAGTTCTTAAGCGCGAAACAGTCAAAGCCAGTAACCGTAAATATGCCTGAGCTAGGCAAAGACGAAACCGTGCTCGTTTGGCCGCTGAGTGCTCGCGAGTGGACTGCGTTTCAATCTGAGCAGCAGACAAACGGCAAGCCAAATAAACTGGCAGAGCTTGTGCGCGAACGGCTTGTGGTGGCCTGTGTGCGTGACGAGCAGGGCGTGCCGCTATTTACTCGCGACGACCTGCAGCAGTTGGGCGAGTTGCCGGCAGGAATGATTGAGCGGGTGGTAAACACCGCACTGCGCCTGATCGGTATTACCGGGGAGGATGCAGCGGCGTTTGAAAAAAACTGAGGCAGGACGCTGGGCGGTTGTTCGCTCTGCGTCTTGCCGCAAATGTTGCACACACGACAGACGTTGATGGAATGCTTGAATCCATGACGCCGCAGCAGTTGGCGGAGTGGCGAGCATATGACCAAATTGAGCCAATCAGCGACGCAGGTACGCATGACGTGCTGGCAATGATTGGCGGGTTGATTGCCGCGTATCTCGGCGCAAAAGACGTGGAGGGCGTGGAGTTGGGGCCGTGGCATTTCACGCACTGGCGAGAGAAGCCAAAGCCAACACAGGACAATTCTCGGGCACTGTCCGCGTTGTTGTTAAGCATGGGGGCGAAGCGTGGCTAGTCTCGGCGATTTGGTTGTCAATCTGCGGGCTAACAAAACCGATTTTGACAAAGGAATGCAGGTTGCAACGCGGCACATGGCAGCGTTCGCAGCGGCTGCAGGTGCAGCAGTTGCGGGGGCTGTCTACAAGTTTGCCGCGTTTGGTGACGAGCTGCAGAAAAACAGTCTGCGCACTGGTATTGCTGTTGAGTCACTCAGTGCACTGAACTACGCAGCCGGACAGAGCGGCGCAAGCGTTGAGGCGGTGGCAAAATCATTTGCAGGGCTGGCACGGTTTACTAACGATTTGCGGCGAGGGTCTGCCACGGCCGCTGACGCAATGCGATTGATGGGGCTGGAACTTGACGACCTCGCAGGGCTTTCGCCTGAGCAGTCGTATAGGGTGCTGGCGGATGCCATCGCAGGAATCGAAGACCCGCTGTTGCAGGGTGCTGCAGCGCAGCAGATATTCGGCAGGAGTGGCCGCGAGTTGCTGCCAATGCTGAAGGGTGGGAGTGCGGAGATTGACCGGCTAACTGCAAAAGCAGAGCAGCTTGGCGTTGTGCTCGACCAGCAAGCAGCAGACAGTGCGGCGGCTGTGACTGACGCGATGGACGACCTGAGTACAGCGGTAACAGCGGCAACCGTCAAATTTGGGGCAATGTTTGCGCCTGCCGTGACGGCTGCACTCACCACGCTGGCACAGTTCATTGGGGAGAATCAGGCATATATCAAGGCCATCGGGGCGGCAGCGGTGCAGACCGCTGTGTTTGCGGCGGCACTTACTACGGTCTCGGCTGCACTGGCGTTGTATGCACGACGGCAGGCAATTGCACAGGCATTGTCTGGGCCGAAAGGCTGGGCGATGCTGGCGGGTGCTGCAGTGTTTGCTACAGCCGGGTTGGCGGCGCTCAATTCAGAATTAGCAAAGCAGGAGCGCAACCTCAACAGCGTAGCGGCCGCGCAGGACAAAGCGGCGGCAGCAGGTCAAGACAACACTGTGGTGGCACGGCAGACGATCACGTTCTACCGCGAGCAAGAGCAAATTGCGGAGGACATGTCTGCAGCGTTTGAAGCTGGACTAATCACGCCTGCACAAAAGCTGCAGGCAGAGATTGCAGACGTTGAGCGAAAGTATATGAAGGCCGCAAACGCTGGCGGCCAATTTCGCGTTAGCCTTGAGCAGTTGAGGCAGCAGAAACTTGACCAGTTTCTTGACGCGACCGGATACAGTGCGTTTTTTGATACGCTCAGCGATGATTTGCGGGTGTTGCGGGGTGAGACAACACGCACAGCCGTGCAACTTGAGGAGCTTGCGGCCAAAGGCATTCCAGCCGCGCAGATCGACACGCTGCGAGCAATGCAAGCAGAGCGTCAGAAGATAATTGCACAGCAAGAAGAAGAGCGCAAAAAGCAGGAAGCACTGACCGCGCTACGCGAGCAAAAGCAGGCACGCGCGGAAGCGATTCTTGAAAAGCTCAAGTCTCCTGCAGAAATGGTGGCGGAGCAAATCGCGGAAATCAACACCCTTGTCAAAGACGGTTTTTTGACGCTGGCACAGGGGGCAGAAGCAATTGCGCAAGTAAAGGCGGGCGACGAAGGCGAAGCAAAGCAACCGCGACAGCAAACAGCCGGAGCCATGCAGCGTGGCAGTGCTGAGGCATTCTCAGCGATTGTGCAGGCGATGGGACAAAAAGACCCACAGGTTGCGCACATTGACAAGATGCGAAAAGCCGTTGTCGCCGAACTGCAAAAGCTCAACAAGAAAAAGCCCGTTGAGATCGAGGAGGCTGGTGCAGTATGACGATCACATACAAGGGCGAGATTCCAGCCGGGCGGCAGGGCAAAAACTCGCTCGGCATCCGGACCTACCAGCGGCAGTTTCGGCTAATTACCGACAGTCGGAGTGATGGCCCGTATGCAATTGGGAGCAATGTCAACCTGCCCAGTATTGGCAGTGTGCACCCTGAAGATTCGTCTGCATGGTGCCGCGAGTTGACGGTTGACAATGACGAGCCGTTTGCAGGCTGGATTGTCACTGCCAACTACAGCAGCGAGCGTGAGCTAAACGAAACGCCAACCAGCGATCCGGCTGTCATTACGTGGGACTCAGAGCAGTTTCAAAAGCCGTTGATACAAGACAAGGACGGCGATGCGGTGGTTAATTCTGCAGGGGATTTCTTTGACCCGCCGCCGATGATTGACGACAGCAGGCGAGTTGTCAGCGTGCAGAAAAACCTTACTGCTGTGCCGACGTGGATTCTGGATTATCAGGACGCGGTTAATAGCGACAGTTTCACGGTTGACGGTGTGACCATTGCAATCGGTACCGCGAAAATG